AGTAGGCGTCCGCATGTACGCCACGTCCACATCAACCGCCAGTGCGGTATCACCGACGTTGGCCCCCAAGGCATAGGCCGTCTTGCCTGGCGTGACGGCGTCGGTCATGTTCTGCAGCGCCGTCACCACTACCGGAGCACCAGTCGCCGGCCCGCGCACCACGATCGTGGTCTGACCAGGGGTGTAGTCCACCTTGAAGGTGGTGGGTAGGCCGGTGAGCAACGCCACCACCAACGAAGCAGCGACACCAGCCGGGGGTAGGCCCGCTGCCGCAGTGACTGTGATCGGTGTACCTGCATCAAAGGTGGCGCCCACCACCTCAGTGCCAACCGCCGTGGCTGGTGTTGTCACCGTGAAGGTATGCACCTCCCGCTGCGCCGCCCATGCCTGCACAGCTGCGGTGTTGGGCAGTCCTCGCGGACCAGTAATCCGCCAGCCTCCTGTAGCTCGCTCCCACAGCGAACCCTCATCCAAGGCTTCGCCCAGGGTGCCCACCGTGGGGTTGTCGTTCAACAGGTCGGTGACGGTGGGGTACAGCGCCACGCCAACCCGCGACCAACCTGCTGCGCGCTTCACGTACAGGTTGCCGGTGCTGGCAGAGATGGCGTAGCTCCCCACTGCCGAGGTGGTATCCCGCAGCAGATCGGTATCCGTGGCGAACTGCAGGATTGGGTTGGCCGCAATGTCCTTCCAGGTCGCGCCATCCCACACGTAACCCTGACGGGTGGTGGTGTCGTAGAAGCCTTCGCCAGTGGTGGTGCCTACTGCTGGGCGGCTAGTGCCAATCTTGAACGCAGGAATTGCAACGCCTGTGGCATTGCCAGGAGCCAGTGCAAACATCCTGCCGTAATCGGCAGAAGTGCTATCGGCGTCGGTAACAACAAGGCGGCGGTCAGGCATTGGATCAGGTGCGAATGAGCGGGTGAATCAGTGCAAGGAAGTAATCAGGGTGTGGTGGCTGCCGCTGCCCTATAGCGCACGCCTACATCGGTGGCTTTGATGATCCAATGAACAGCCCAGTTCTTGGGGCGAGTCTCAGCGTCACCGCCACCGTTGATCGCCACGGTGTGATCGTGTGCGCCCCCAAAGCCAGTGCGCTGGTCACTGCGCACCAGATAGGTGTCGCCAGCACAGTTGCCACCGTTCCAACAGTTGTTGTATCCGCCGGTGCCACTGCCGTGGTCGTGGTTGCCCGTGTTGTTAGTGGTGCCGGTGAACGCGGTGTTCGGTCTTGCTGTGGACTGGTCCTGCCATTTGCCCGGAGTGTGGGCAGCGTCACCCCAGATGCCGTTGCCATTCAGGCCGGCACCACGCAAAAACGAACCGCGAAAGTCAGGCAGGTGGCCCGCTCTGATGTCTGTGTTCGTGGCCAGCAGCGCGGTCAGCTCTGGGTAGGCGGTGGCGTTGACGGCTGAGCCGTCACAGATCAACCAGCCAGCAGGTGCTGCTGCAAACGGCCACGCCATGATCGAACCGATCGGGGCACCGATGCCGAGCATCATGCTGCCGCCGGTCAGATCCATGCTGCTGGCAGCTGCGCCACCACCTAGCTGCACCCAAGCTGTGGTGCCGGGGTCGTAGCTGAACAGCCCAGGCTTGTTGCCTGCGATGGTGCTGTTCAGCACCAGATACACCTCCGAGGGGGGTGCTGTCGCGGGTAGATCAGCGTCGGTCGGGACGTTATGTACGCCCGCCGTCAGCGGAATCTTCTCCCACGGAGCGGCAGTCACCGCCGGCACTGCAGGCGGAACACCACCAAGACCTGCTGGGGTGCCCGCTACAGCGGCGGTGCCGGGTGCAGTGTCAGTCGTTGCAACGGTGGCGGTGGCTCTCCAAATCGAGCCCTGGTAATTCACCAGCGAGCCCCTCTCGTAGTTGCCCGCGACCCACGCCTTCAGGCCGTAGAGCACATCAGCTCGGCTGCGGGCCAGCAGGTCACCGCCGATCTGCACATACCGCAGCTGCGGTGTAGCAGCAGTGCCTCGGTTGGCAATCTGAATCCAGTCCCCCACCTGCAGCACGGCGTTGGTGATGTGGGCAGCGCTGCCGTGAACATCGGACGCCTGCATCACATAGCCGGCTTGACCAGTCCACACCCAGTAGTGACCGACCTTGGCGAGGTTGGCGGCGAGGCTGGCCGGGTCTGTCAATGCCAGATCAGGCAGGTCGGTCAGGTGCGCTGCACCAATCACCGTGCCGCCGTCCTGTTGCACCGTGCCTTCAAACAGGCTGAGCGATGCAATCGCCGCCTGCATCGTGTCGGTGCTGAACAGGGTCACCCAGCTGTTGCCGTTGTAGACCTTGATCGCTTCGTGGTTGCTCTCAGTGACGAACTCCAGGTCGCCCTTTTCCATCCCGAAGGTTTGATCACCTTCGGCCACTGTTGGCTTGATGAAATCCTTGATGTTGATCTCGCGGTAGCCGCCCATTGGGGCTGCACCACCAAGGCGCGTCACCGTGAAGGTGATGTTGCCCAGCAGACCAGGGAACGCCAGCGTGTTGCCGGCCACTGTTTGCTTGTCGCCGATTGCGTAGCCGGTGCCCGCAGTCTGGATCGTGGCTGTGATTCGCCCTGACGCCTGCGCGATCAGATCCACCACAGCACCAGTACCGCCACCCGACAGCGCCAGCGGGCGGCCTGCATCCTGTGTGTTGGTGGCGGCTAGTGCAGTGATGGTGGCCGCGTCTGCTGGGTTGTCGCTCTCAACCAGCAGCGTGGCGATTGGGCCGGTGTGGCCCACGCTGTCGTCAAAGGCGTAAAGACGATCAATCCGGTTACCCGCCAGATCGAACTTCACGAAGTACAGCTGCCCGTCCAGCGGACGGTTAGCTGCTACTGGATCCTGTGGGCTGGGTAAGTTACTCAGCCTGGCAACAAAGTGAACTCCTGCCTTTGCATTCAGCGTGCGCAGGTTGACTGCATCGTCTGGTGCGATGGCATCGGCGATCTTCATCACCCGCTGCCCGTCCGCGTTCAAACCGCCGCGAACGTGGAAAGGCTGCAGTGTCATTGCTATAGGGGCAGCCGAGCCACTTCGCCCCGACGCTGCTCCCTAGATTCCCGGTCTACAGGTACATCACACGGCCGCGCAACGTAGTCAGTGCAATGTCACTGCTAATGCTGAGCTGCAATCCACCGGTGCCTGTCACGCCTGGCGTAAAGCTCAAGACAGGCGGCTGCGTACCCATTTGGATTTCGTACACCACGCTGTAGCCGGTGTCGGTGCCGTTGCCTTTGCTGACAGCTACCTCCACGAACAGCGTGCCCTGAGCAGCCTGCGCCCAGAGATCGACCACCATGGCGTCACCCTGGATATCTTGCGCGACTAGCAACTGCGTAGCTGCGGCTAGCGCCGTCTCGTTATTCAGAATCGGGGTCAGGCTGCCCGTAGTAGAAGTCGGCACAGGCGGTGTGCCTGTAGCACCGCCACCAATCGCGGAAGAGAAGAACCTGCGACCGCTAGTGGAAACAGGTTTACCGAGCTGCGTTTCGCCCCAGTCATCAGGGCTGAGGTATACAGGCTTACCCCAAACGCCACCCTGTTTCGGGCCAAAAATTGCCTTTTTGGCGGTGCAATAGAAAAAATCACCGTCCCTGCCCTCATCAGGCTTGGGAAACGATGGGCCGTGCAACATTCCGTTGCCGTCTAAGCCAGGTTTGCCAGTCGCCCCGATAGGCCCCATTGGCCCCTGCAGGCCTTGGCTTCCTTGGACGTAACCAGCCCTGATGATCTGGCCATCGCTCAGACCAAGGATCAGCTCACCCGATACAACCGCAGCGGAAACAACAAGACCAGCCATGACAGAAGAGGGGAAGACTACTTAGAAGACGGCGGAGCCTTCGCCCCAACTGCAGGCTTAGGCGCGAACTCGGCCATGACTTCCTGGTTTTGCACCAGATCGTCCAACGCCTGCTGCGATGCCATTTCGGCCTCTTCCACCGGGTCGATATCCAGCACCTCACCCTTCACCAGCGTTTCCAGCAGCGTTTCCTTGGTGATCACGCCGCTGGTATTCAGCGCCAACAGCTGCGCAACCTCCTGCGGATCGAGCGTTTCATCGCTCAGGTTGTCCGGGATGCCAAGGTCAAACTCGGCAGTGCTGCCCATGTACTGCAGCGTCCAATCAACTGACTGCTTTACCGCCGTTTCAATGCTGGTGGCAATGGTGCTCAGCGCTGCATCCTCATCCGAGTGGTCTAACCGCTTGGCCGCGGCAGCCTCAGCTCCGTTCTTCTGCTCCTTGAACCCGACGATCGCAACCTGATTCATGCGATCGGCCAAGAACTTGAGGTAGTTCTCCTGCGCCTGGAAGCTTGCGCTATCGGTCTGCACATAGCTGACGTCACCTTCAGGCGGCATGGCCAGCGCACGGTTGACGCTCACCGTCAGGTTCTGCTGGTGCTCGTCAAAGCCCTTCAGCACCAGGATCGGCGTTGCCGCCACGCTCATCTGATGGCTGTGGTCGCAAAGCGCCAGGTCATACAGCAGATTCAGGTTCGCCACTTCCAGCAGCGGCGGGCTGCTCACCATCACCCCTTCACGCCGGCCATACACCGTGGCCACAGGGATCTCGTCAAGGTCATAAGTGCCCTGCTCTATTAGCGACCAGCTCTCGGCGCGATTATCGGCTTTCTCCCATAGCTCGAACTTGCCGGGCTCCAACACCCGCACGCGCTCAACCCACTTGCTGCCATACCGTCCGTCTTCGACCTGGGCCATTTCCAGGTAGCGGAACTGCATGAGGCGCTCACGGCCGGCCACGCGCTTGGTTCTGAAACCAACGACCTGCTCAGGCCTGATCACAAACAGGTTCGGCTTGATTGCCAGCTGCTGCTCTTCCAGCAACGTGCGCGGCACCATGTCGGTGCTCATATCAGTCAACACATGGCAGTGGCCAAACTGAATGGCCACCTTGGTCACCAGCTTCCAAAACGCCTCTAGGTCAGTGCCGCTGCCGTCAACGTCACCGGTCCATTCCTGGAGCGTTTCGTCTTCGGTTTGAAAGTTCAGCGTCTTGCGGAACAGCTTGTGAACCGCAAGCTCCGTCAGTTCCTCAAACCAAGGAACATGGACAAACTTGGCGATCCGTGCGTCGTATCCATCAGCATCTTCACCCGGTAGCTGCGGGATAAACCGTGTACCGCGGCTACGCAATAACGACGTGCCCGCCAACGCCATGGCGACACGCTCCCAAGATCCCATCATTCCGAGGATCTGCGGATCACGCGACCCAGGATTTTCTGGCTGTTGCGCAGCGCCCTGCAGCGTGACGGCTCCAGTCCAGCCTTGTGCGTGATACCAGCTTGGAGACGAGTTCGTCATTACCGCAGGCCCTTAGTCCTAGGTTTCCCGAGACGCCTTGCGACGACGGGGTTTTTCCTCGTTGTCAGCAGGCTTCTGAGGAGTGCTGTCAGCAATGGCGGCCTGATGTGGGGACTCAGGTTGCGGCTTGATAGGCGGCCAAGAACCGCCCATTACCTCTGGCCAAACGCCCATTAGTGACAAACACTAGATCTAGGTGCATGGTAGACGGAGCGATACGCACTGGTATGGACAGCTGGCGTTTGTCCCGCGCGTTTCATATTGAAGCTGCCAAGCGTGAAATCAACAGCTGCACCGACCTCAAGAAACTGCAGGAGGTCTGCCTCAACCTGATGCTGCAGGTTGAGTGCCAGAAGGACATGATCGGCAAGCTACTGCTGCGCGACTAGCTTTGACCCCAGTAGACGCCCTCTCTACTCAGCCTCTTCCTGCGCGATCCAGTACTGCTCTTCGATCCCAACGCGCAAGCTTTCGCGCCGCGCGGCTTCCTGTTCAGCGCGGATATCAGCCTGCGAACGAAACTGCCCCCACTGATCGCGGGGGCGAGCACGACGGGGTGGCTTCCAGTTCACAACATGCTGCTCCATTTCATCTGACGGCGAGTGCGACGACGGCCTTGCCCTGTATCCTTCGCCATCTCATACATCTGCCGCATGTCAGCGCGCAGATCGCCAACGTTGCCGCGGTAGGTATTGATAATCCGTGCTGTTACCCGACGCGGGCTTCTAGTTGGCGCTACTGCACGGACAGGCAATACCAGGCGACCGCGAACCTCCCAGTCACCATCGTTGGCTTTAATGGCCTGTTGGTACTTGCCCGCCACCTTCGTCTGCGCAGCGACAAGCGACTTGACCACTCCACCTTTAGAAGCGAAGCGGCCAAGCTTGTCGCGCTTGTAGGCACGAGCCATTGGGAGCTAGGCAGGCATATCCCTAGATTCCCGGCCACTAGTGCGGGTCTCTACTGGGCCGGGCGGTTAATAATGGTGCGCGATTGGCCTTCGGCGTCAACAGCGATCACCTTGTAAACGTGCTTCTGGCCAGGCTTTGCCTTGAGCAGGCGGCCTACGGCAGTGACTTCAGGCTTGGTCATTTGCGTTTTTTGGTTTTTTTGGCAGGTGGCTTAGGCGCTGCAGGCTTCGGCATATCCACCCAAGACGATGTGGCCGGGTGGTTCCTGCCGGTCTTCGCCCTTGCGCTATGCGCAATGCTGATTAGCTCGCCATGAGGGTCGCTCCCCTTCAGGAAGCCACGGCGCTGCATCTCAGCCCGCACCTTGGCATCGCTATTGAACTTGCTACGCCCCTTGCCGTGCTTGATATCTAGGTATGCCGCTTCTGCCGCAGTTCGCTGGCGGGGCGATGCCTTCACGGCGTTGGCGGCCTTTGGCTTGATTGCGCCCGGCTTCAATCCTTTGGGCTTGCCAATCGTGCCCTTCGGCTGGCCACCGGCCACAGCCTTGGTCTGAGTAGCGCGCTTGCCGCCCGATGCAGTGGCTAGCCGCCCACCACGAGCAGTTGCCCCCACAGTGGCGAACCGCCCGCGGTTATCCCTGACATACCGGCGAGCAGCCACGGCCCTTACGCAACCATATGGCCATTATGACCAACTAGACAGGCGCTCTACTCAGCAACAGCAGTAGACGAGTCGTCTAGTACACCCGGAAGCCAGTGCTTCCGCTCTGCCAGGATTTGATTCCGCGGAGCTGCCAACAGGCGTACCCAAGAGCATCCATCTGGCCGCTTAGGTCATCAACGCCGCCATCGCCCTTGGCCGGCAGCTGTGTTGCCTGATCGTATGCGTGCTGTGTCAAGCCACGAATCATGAGCTTGCAATCTGGGTGAACGAATAACTGACGTTCACCTTTCGCATTCAATATCAAGGTGTTCAGCGTCAGCACGCGATCACGAATAAAGGGGTTGCTGGCCTGCGTCTGAATCCTCAGCCCCGCCTGTTTCATCAGGCCAAAGTCAGAGATGCCAGCGTTCTTCGTGCTCCTGCTCTGGCTGCTGGCATCAGGGCACACGATCAGCTGCCCGTGGTCAATCCAAGGCTGATACTCCTGCCGTAACCTCTCAATAACACCAGGCGTATCGCGAGCGACCCACTCTTGAACAACGTGGACGCCATCAGCGCGTTGCACGCAAATCGCAAGAACGCAGCGGTCAACGTTGAAATCGCAGCCAGCCCAAATTGTGTCATCCTCGCTTGGAGCAGAAATATCAGAGCGGTTGAGATCGCGGTCAAACTCGGGATAAACGCTTGCCTGCGTCAGGTTCGTGAAAATGCCCCGGATATATGCGTCAAGCAAATTAGGAGGGTAATTGGCACGCATCCCTTCGATGAAATCCTCGGGAAGGTAAGGGTTATCCGTGCTAGCAGCTCGATAAAGCTTGCGGCCTGGCTTGTCCGCTTCCTCTTCAAAAAGCTTCCACATGACTCCATAGCCCTCGGGCGTGGAGAACATGCCTAACTGCCTACGGTTACCTGCTCGCAAACGGCCTAGAAATTTCTCTACTGCTCTTGTGCCAATCTCTGTCTTAGAAGTATCGAGTTCATCGGCGCCGATAAATGAGCAGTTCAAGCCGATAATGCGCGTCCAGCTCTCCATTGAACGGCACAATATAGAGACGGCCCCAGATGGCAATAGCACCTTAAATTCCGGAAGCGGGCTAGCTCTATATTCAAACTCAATCCCCATTTCCGCCCAATAATCCTCAAGGCTGCGGATCACCACATCACGCACCAGCGGGCCTGTAGGCGCGAAGAGAACGCCGACAGTGCCAGGGTTGTCAATCGCAAGACATGTAGCCCAGGCGCACATCGTTCGCGTTTTTCCGGCGCCGTAACCCGCGCAGAAAGCGAGCATCCGATGCTCGGTGTCTTCGCAGATGGGGCGCTGGTAGGGCAACAAGCCATCCAAAATGCGTCGACGCAATGCTTCCGCTTCCTCTTGCCCTCCAATAGTCACGGTGTCTACTGGCACCGGAGGCTCAAGAATGGAGCCCCCCATGCAACGGCTAAGTAGCGAATCAGTCATGCGGCCATTTTGGTAAGAGTCCGCTGCTCAGCCGGAGTCATAGGCAGAAACCTAATCGCAAACTCTTCACGACCCAGCTCCTGTAGCTGCGAATGGAAGTCAACAGCGATTTTGAATGCGTCTGCCGGCTCCATCTGCCGCACCTCCGTGTAGCCCTCCCACTTGGCGTCGGCCAACTCAGCCGGGCAGCCAGCCAAGTATTTCGTGGCATGGAGCGTGGCTTGCTCAATCAGCCAAGCGTCTAACCGAGGCAGTTCAATGAAATCATGCACCTCACCGTACTGGCCGCGGCTACCGCGCTTGCGTGTTTCCAGGCTTTCTGCGATCCCAGGCTTTGCATAGCCTTTGTACTTAGCCAATGGGAAGACGTACATAAAAGCTGATTGCTCTGGGCTGCGGAACGTACCTTCAATCCAGCCGCTCACGCTGTCATAGCCGCCTTGGCGGCAACCGCAAGACTTTTGCAGCCCGCTAACAGCGTCTCTCAGGCGTGCTTGGCAGGTGTTACCGCAATCGCACTGAAACAACCATGTGTAAGTGCTTTCGCCAGGGCGCTTGCCAATGCTGCGAATAGCCACCAGCGAGCCAAAACGTTCGCCAGTACGATCAGCCGCGCACGTCTTTTTGGCGCATCCGCAACTTGCGTTGTCGTTTGTCTTGACGTTGCCGGGGTAACGCTCGCACGTGTTCCCGCAATCACACTGCCATTGCCAACGAGCCTGAGCAGGCGACTTGCTTAGATCCAGCTGCCTGATGCCAGTCAAAAGCCCAAAGCGTTTCCCAGTAAAGTCAGCAACTCGCTTCGCGGCTCGCGCTTTAGCTGCACATGACATACACGCAACATTCCCTTGCCTGCTAAAGCGGCCCTTGATCCCAGCGCCTGAGGCGGTCAGCTCTTCGCCGCAATCGCAACGCCAGACCCAGTAAGCCTGACCCTTGTTGCCGTTGGCTTTTGCAATGTTGTGGCTAAACCGCAAGGCGGTCAAGCTGCCAATGCGTGTGCCAGCAAGCTGAAGACGCTGCGTCTCAGCTACTCGGTCTTTTCCGTAGCAGCCACAGCTGTTGGTGTTGCCAGATTTGACGGCGCTGCCTGAGGTGTAGGTCAGCTCTCCGCAGTCACAAAGGAACTCCCACTCAGCGTTTAGCCCATGGATGCGGCGGCCTGTTTGGCGAAGCGCCACCAACCTGCCAAACCGCTGACCAGTGATGTCTTTGATCTGCCTTGCGGCAATCAGTTCCTTGGCCAAACAGCCGCAGCTAGAAACTCTCCCGCGACGGACAAGACTGTGATTGATCTCCTTGCGCTGTCCACAATCGCATTGCCACCACCACAGGCGCTTCTGGTGCTGGTTGACCCGCGAGAACGAAACGGCAACAAGACGCCCGAAGCGCTGGCCGGTCAGGTCTAAGGTTTTCATGGTTGCTCGGTGAGTCGAGTGATCCATGGGGTAGGCCGTTGGCGCGGCGCTGCCCCTTTCAACTGTTCTAGGCCATACGCCAGCGCAGGGTCAACCCCTAGGGCACGCTGTCATATGCCTGGCGCGCAGCCGCCTGATTAGCCCGCCTCAACTGCGCCTCTTTATCCGGAACAAGGTGGGCACTACTGCAGACCGTGCAATTAGTGATGCCGTCTTCTGAGGTAAGGCAAACCTGATAGCAACCGTCAGGCAGTTGGTGCACGTCGAGGGTCATGAAGTCAGCCCTGTCAGCTCAGCCTGCAGCTTGATTGCGTTGAGGGCAGTTTGGTGCTGCTTGTCGGCTTCGGCCTTTTGGCGGATGGTGCGGATGCCAGCCAAGCATTCGGCCAGGAAGGCAGGGCGGCTGAGGTTGCAGTCAGCTTCGATGCGCAGGCGAGCGCGAGCGATGTAGGTATCCGCTTGGCGCTCAGTGACCTGCCACGAATCTGCAGCAAACTGGATGATCTGCGCGCGCGAGTATCCCTTTAGCAGTAGGCCGTAGACCTCGGTAACGCGCAGGTCGACCTCAGCGTGCGTGGACTTTTTGGCCACTGAAGCATTCCTCCTGGCGAAAGTCTACGGGAGGGTATCGGGTGGTTGAGCGTTTAGGCCTGTGAAGAGGCCGTGCATGGTGCTGTCTTTGTGATGCCGGCCGGCGAGGTGGTAGAGGGCTTCGAGCGCGATCACTCGTGCCTCCATCGCCTTGATGTCGGTAGCGCCGGGTGTTTGGGCCTCGGTGCGGAGGGTGCGGATCTGCTGTTCCGGGGTCATGCGGCCGCTTGCAAAAGACAGTCAACGCCCCAGTCTTGCGCCATCAGCTGGATTTGCTCAAAAACACTGATCCCTTTTTTTCGGGCGCAGTTAACAGCGCTGCAACGCTGGTAAGGGGTTAAAGCGCGCCAGACGTCAGCAGGGAGCGAATGCTTTTCAGCTGTTCGAGCCAAGACGTCGCCCTTGTTCCACTCGGGCAGCATCTTCTGTATGTATTGAGGGACAGTGAGGCCAGCCCGACGCGCTCCAACAGTGCAGCGGTCTCTTTGCGACTGGGTGAGCCCTTTCCAAACGTCCGGGTCAACACCATGCTTTGTCGCTGCAACGTCCATGGCATTGCCAAGCCTCCATTCGGGCAAGCGCAGCTCAACGTATTCAGCAACAGTCAACCCAAGCCTTTTGGCACTGGCTGGGGAATGGGCTCTTTGAGTACGCGTGAGGGAGCGCCACACATGGAGTGGGACTCCAGCTTTCTTGGCACCTTCTCGGATGTTGGTTTTCGAAAGGGACACCCTCATAGAGGTGGACTTCCGCCTGCCTTTTAATTTCTGGCTTTTAAGGCGCCTTTGTTCTGGCGAAGGAGTAGAGGCACCGTCCCCGCCATTGGTTTGATTTCGAAGGCAGCCAGTCCCAAGGTCTTTGCGACCTAAGCAATGAATCAAAGCAATCTCGGTTTCAACGGCCTCTTGATTGGTCAAGCCGTGAAACAGGATCTTGCGGCGCTCCTCAGGTGGGACAAACGCCACATGTGTTTTTGCTTGAATCCGGTATCGAGTGCCTTTCCCGATGTAGTAGGGGGTGCCGTCCGTCCGCAGGTAGGCGTAGACGTAGAAGCGGCGTTCGTTTACGGTTGTCATGGTCTCAGGTAAGAGCTGGGATCCGTGGGCAGGAGGGTGCAACCTCGCTGCCCTTTCAATTTGGCATAGGAGATACCCCTACGCAAGCGGTGTGAGCGTGATGATCGCGCCTTGGGGCTCGTCTGCTGTGCAGTAGCGCTTCTGAGCGCTGACAGTGACGATCTGCCGGTCGTCGTCGTAGGCCACGCCAGTGAGAGCGTCTTCCGTTGAGCGCACAAGTTTGGACAGGTCGCCATTGCGGCCTGAAGTGCAATGAGCAGGAGCTGAGGGCTTAACGCCCTTCTTGCCTATTTGCCCGGCCGGACGCTTAAACCTGAAAACGACTGACAGGACCATTGGCGAGGCGGTGTTCCAATCGTGTGGGATGCAGGCGATGGCAGCGTGTTTGACGTCTTGACGCCAGGGGGAAACGGCTTTGGAGGATTCGACCATGATGCCGTTACCCATATGGCGCTTAGAGCCTTGCGGGGCAGGGAGTCCGAAGACGACGAAGGTGAGCGAGTTGCTCATGCTTTGTCCTGGCGGAGTACCCAAAAGTTTGTGGTTGAGGATTCAGCGTCACCGTTAAGGATGGCGAGTTCTTGAAGAGCTTTGACCTGTTTAGTGACGGCTGTAGGGTATTTGTAGGTAGTGCGTGATTGATAAGTGAGAGTGTAACCGCTGGTGGAGAGTTTGTCGGTGATGTGACCAGCGATGCGGAGGGCATCGAGTTTGGCTTTGTAGTCAGCTTCGCGTGCTTTTGATTCTGATTGGATGCGCTGCTCGTCGGCGAGGAGAGCAACAAGCATCTCAATGCTGATCTCTTGAGTCTCGGCTGGTTGAGTTCCAGCGGTGGGCAGGGGCTTGGTAGCAGGCATGGAGCCAGCCACGGAGGAAGTCGATTTCATCGTCTGACCAGTTGTTTGCCCATTGGTTCCAAATGTCGCGTGGGTCACTCGGATCGAAGTCATCGGGTTCAGCGTCGGGGTCGAAGTAGTTAGGGGGCGGTGTCCAGGCCATTGGCGTGCGTGAGCGGCGCCTGTAGAGGCGAGGAAGGCGCTTCAGAAGCTTGCGTAGGGGTATCAGAGCCAGAGACAGCAGAAAGCCCACTAGGTAGCCCGTGGTGAGCCACAGGATCGAGAGCAGGGCGAGGAGCGACCAGAACATGGGCTGTGATGGCGGCGGAGAAGGCGAAGCCAAGGAGGTGCCAGCGGGTCATGTCAGAAGGGTTGAGCGAGTTGGTAGGCGTCCCACGCATCGACCCAGGCACCAAGGCAGAGGTCTGGGTCTTGCGGGATAAGGCGTGTGCGGCCGGGGCCAGCGACGACGGTGCAGCAGCTATCGACCGTCAGGAACGGGTGGTGGTCGATCAACAGCGCGAGATATGCACCGAGCTGAGCGGTAGCTGGCTTGCGTGAGTCGATCGCGGGCGCCTTGCCCACGGTCTTGAGATCACCGAGCACGACCTTGCCTTTGCCGGTGCGGATCAGGAAGTCGAAGCTGCCGCCGAGAGACTTGCGCTCGTCACAGAGGCGGTACTCACAGGCGAGCACGGTGCAGCCTTGCCAGATGGCGTGATCAAGCAGGGGCTGGATGATCTCGGCGTAATCGCCGTGATCGGCCCCGTCGTGCCCCAGCAAGGCGGCTTCAAGCGCGGCATGGCATGTATTGCCACGTGGTTCCCATTCGTGCCTTGTGGCCTCGATATGAGCGCGGGCCTGGGGGGTGAGGTCAGAGACGACCTTGGTGACCGACGTGCAGAGCCACTGGCCGTTGAGCGCGTAGCGGTGCAGGTCAGGGTCGAAGACGAGGCCTGGGATGGGGTCAAGCATCAGAACTCAGCCTCCGGCGCGAGGTCACGCGGGCTGACGACTTCGACACGGGGCTCGTAGAAAGGCTGGACAGGGTTGGGCTCAGGCTGACCACCGCGTTCCACCGCCCAGTAGTCGATTCCGTCAATGCACCTGGGGACGGGGCCTGGTTCCCAGCGGAACCGCTGTTTGCCTTCCCACTGCTGGCACATCTGCGCGAAGCGTTCGGGATACGCCTCAGCCCATTCACGGGCGAGGTTGCGGTAGGTCGCTGGATTGAGGTGGTTGGGCGGTGGGTTGTCGAGGTGTTCAAGGGTCATAAAGCCCCAAGCGACACGCTGCGCGAGGTATTCGCCCGCGTTAACGGGGTCCAAACCTGTGAAGGCTTTGAAGGCATGGGACCAGGCCATCAGTGCCAGCCCTCCTTGCGCATTTCGTCTTCGGCAAGGGGGTGCAACACAAAGCGACCCGGCTTCACGCCCTCAATGGGCGGGCAGTAGGTCATGTAGCAACCGCGCTCGTCGTAACGACCCATCACGTGGGGATAGGCGTTACGCAGTGGCGCCTTCTTGTCAGCAAGCATCGAGTTTTCTGCCTCTTCGATGCCGCCGGCATGAATGGCCACGTAAGTGGGGTCTGTGCCTTCACGTGCATTGGGCGAGACAGCCGCAAACACAAACGCGTTGGCGTTCTGTGGATTGAAGAGCTTCATGAGAGAACCGTGTAGGTGGGCACGTACGTCTCCGCAGGGGTATGTCCCTCAAGCAGAGCAACGAAGCACTCATCACGAAGCCAGCGGAAACAGTCGGGCATGGCCACGGTGAAACCGCGTGGGGTGTTCAGCTCATTGGTCTGCACTTCGAGCTGACGTTCAACGGCACGCAGCAGATCGTCGGGGCCGTACAGCTGCGTGGCTTCCTTCCAGGCTTCAAGCGCCAAAGGCTTCGACTGCTTTGAGGCTTTCTCAGGCAGAGACTGATACGCCTTCCAGAAGGCCTCGAAGTCGTCCGGGTAATTTGCGCGTTTTCTACCTTCTTTCTTATTCTTTCTAGAGTTAATACTCTTAGGTATATAAGAGTTAGAAGTAGAGGGAGTCCCGGCTGCGCTCTGGACTCCCAGGGTAACAGACGCGTCAAGCGCTTGGTCGATCAACAGGCAGAGAAAGCCCTTCCTGTCTAGGTATTCGGGTCTTGCAGCGTCGATGCGCGCCAGCAAGTCGTCTGGAAGCTGAAAATTCAGCTGGGCCAAGGGCGGTAGTCCTCCGTTGCTGTGAACTACCGCAGCATATGCGCTTCGGTATCGCCGCGCAACCCCATAACGCCGTGTCCGTTGTGTCTCAGTCCGGGACTCAAAGGCCAAAAAAAGGGGGCCCTTAGGCCCCGGTTGCTGTCTGTTTCAGCTTGTCCTTCACCGCCTCTCGGCACCAGACAGTGAGCGGTTGATCTGCGGCTTTGGCTGCGGCCTTGACCGCTTTGTACAGCTCTTCGGTCATCGTGACCGTGCAATGTGTGCGCTTGTCAGTTGTCATTGATCGTCAGCTGAAGAGTGAGAGCGGTGACAAGCTCAGCGGCCTTATCAGGACCAAGAACTTCAACAATGCGCGCGGCTGCGTTACCGGTGCTGCAGTCAGGCGTGACTTCGTAGCGCACGCGGCGCTTGGCGATGCCGTAGTGAACGGCAGCAGCCATGACGCTGGCGAACTGCCGGCCAGGGCCGATCTCTTCCTGAACGTGCGGGCCGATCTTGGCGATGAGCTGCGCCATCAGGTAGTCGGCGCTGGTGCCGTACTGGCGGGCGGACCTATCCTTATCCGGATCAGGGTTGGTTAGCCTGCCCGTTTTGGGGTCGCGGTTTGGGTTGCCAGGGCTGGCCACCGCCACATACGGCTGCTCGATCGCCTTCTCGAACTCAGCCACGATCGGCACGCCACGGCCTGGGGCGTAGGCATCGACAATCGCCACCAGCTGATCACGGGTCATGGGTTGACCGCCAATCTTGAACTGAGCTGCCAGCCACTTGTAAAAGTCTTGGAACGGCTTGCCTTTGGGCAAGTGCATCCACGGCCGGGTGGTCTTCATGCTGTTGAGCAGTGATTCCCAGTCGGTGATGGCAGCGGACTGGCGGCTGAGCAGTGCAGCCATGGCGCCTTGGATCTGGAGAGCACGTTCGTAGGTTGCTTCGCCGGCCTCTTCGGCCGTCATAGTGCCCACGCGAGCCTCGTCGGTTGTCAGCGTTTTCATTGGGCTACCTGCGTTGAAGGACGGATGGTGAGGTGCTCAATCGCAATGCGCACGACGTCCAGCACCTGCATGTCAGTCGTGGCCCGGTACACCTTGCTAGTGATGTAGTGCTTGTCTCCAGGGCGAGTTGAGAGGATCCGGTTGGCTTCGACATAGATCGAAGACCAGGCCAAGCGCATGGTGTCTTCGCTGATCCCTCCGTAAACGATCCGAGCCAGCTCACAGGCGGCTTTTTGGTTGAAAGCGCGCGCCTTGCCCACCTTGGTGGTGGTCTCTTCAAAGCCACCAAGGTGGTCGTCTTCGGGGTCGTCCTTAGACGCTTTCGCTTGGTTGAAAAGCCGAAGGACGTTGGCCCCTTCCGGAACTGTGATGTTGCCAAGGTTGAAACCGCTGGCCCTGCCTGCGATTTCAATGAAAAGCTTGGCGTCGCTGATCTCTTCGGCTTCGGCCGTCAACCCGCTGGTGTCGCGGATGTCGTGGCTATCAACGCCGTCTACAAACAAAGGATCAATCGGTTCTGGGCCTGGTTTCTTTGGCTTGTAGACCGTCTCAACCAGCTCATCGGTGGTTTCACGGCACTCACCGCCCTGCTTGGTGTAGATGTCTTCAAAGATCTCATCTGAAAAAACATCGTCAGGCGTGATCAGTGTTGCGACCGTGATCCGCGACACCAGCGGGT